CAGACCGATCTGGGCTCGGTAGTAGTAGAACCTCTGAACATTGCCCTCGCCTGTGGCTGCGTCCCAGGTGCGGAACTGGATCGTGTCGTCTACGACGCGGAACTTGGCTGGGTCAAATCCCCACTCCGACAGAAGCGAGTTCCAGTCTGGGCTTGGCTTGTTAGAGCTGACGGTGATCGCTCCAGTGCGGCTGGACTCGTCCCAGCGGACCCCTGGCTCCCAGCCGTCTGGGTGAGCCTTGCGCGGCATACGCGCTTGCTGGATGATCTGCGCCTTAGCTAAGGCGTCTGTCAGCTTGGACATTTGCAGTCCCCCCTCCGATGTCGCCCGATGATGTGTGCCTTAATAACAACACCGTAAAGCTTGTTAATCGCTTCAGACAACGCCGATGCTGGAACTGTCCCAACAAGCTCTGCCTCAAGCTCTAGTCGGTCCTGCGCGGTCATACCGCCCAGGAGCCTGGAGACCGAGCACTGCGGTCCCTTGGATCGGTTGGCAAACTCTATCGCCAGGTCTTTAAGCTTTCCCATAACCCCTCCTTCAGTTTTGCTAGGCTTCTGTCTGCTCCAGCGTAAACCCAATTTTGCGAGAATAGACCTCGGCTTCAATTGCAGCTGCAATCTGCTCCTCGTCTAGCTTGATCCCACGCTTGAGGAGCGCCTGTCGGCAGATTGCCAGCGCCGCCTCTTTCTTTTCTTTGCCAGCTGAGGTCTTGAGTGTTTGCTCAATTGCCGAGACTGCGCTCGCCGCAAGCTGCTCAAGGATAATCATGTGCTGGACGGTAACGCGAGACTTAATCCAGCTGTAGACCTCCCTGGCAATAAACGCCAAGGCTCCAACCAGAACTGGCACCATGGCGATTACGAGCTGCGTTGCAATTTCGCTAAGGACTGGACTTGGCTCCATTTAGACCCACACCTTTCCTACCTGGTTAGCTACGCACACCGCGTAGACCTTCCCATCTGATCTTTTGTATAGGTACTTGTGGATAATGTCAATAGGTACAAGCTTAGGCTTTGATGCAGCTTTCTCTAGGGGGTCGTATAGTAGCCAGCTTCCAGGGGTGTCCGAGTCCTCCACATAGACACTATGCCCAAACGACGCTCTCGCCTGGCTTGCGTAGTCTTTGTGCCGAGCTGACGGTGGCAGCTTGGCGTAGTCGCCAGACAGAGCTGCGCCGCCGCCAGCTGCAATGATGGACTTCAGCTTTTCCCACTTTGGATAAATTTTATGCACATCGTCTCCAGTGATGTCCCTGAACGCCCGAGCGTTTTGCTCTGGCGTAGTCGGGTCAGCCTTGTCTGGGCGGTCATGCACGCCCCTAACCTCCATTGCGTAGCGGACCTCTCTCCAGGTGATTCTGGTGGAATAGCCGCCGCGTCGGATCAGCATGGCGGTGCAGCTAGGGGCGCAGTCGTCCCATTTGGTGTCTCCTGGATTTCGCTGCGTAACAAGCTTGATCGGCGGTCGCGGGCGGGGCATTTATTTGCCCTGCCCCTGCATCCACGCCAGCAGCCCGCCCAAACCGCTTACACCCAGGAGCGCAATCACGAACTTGGCGAGGCGATAGGCGCCACGGGACTCCGCCAACTCAACCTTAATGTCTGCAAGGTCACGCTCAATGCGGTCAAGCCGCTTCAGAATCTCGTGGCTTTGGCTTGCGGTCATTTCTCTAACTCCCTCAGTCTGCTTTCAAGGTCATTCACGCGGTGCCACAGCGCCGCAATGAGCGCCGTTGGGTCAATGGTTTCTGGCTTGCCGTCAGCATCATACCCTACAGCGTGCGTCAAGCCAGCCTCGTGAATCTCCTCTGCAATGAAGCCCAGCCTCGTTGCGCCAGCCTCAGCCTCAATCGTGGATTCATAGTGGCGTGGCTTGACTTTGCGCGCCGCCTCCAGCACCACCTCATCCGCATCAACAATGTTTGTTTTGTAGCGCGCTGATGATGTGTTGCGGCGCAGTTCATAACTGCCGTTGGCGCTAACGAAAAAATAGATTGCTTGGCTGCTTGTTTGGGTGGTGCCTGTTGGAGCGACAACCCTCAACTGCGAGCCAACCTGAAGGTTGTCATCCGTTTCCAGAAGGTTTGCCGCTCCGCGATACAGGTTCGTGTCGCGTGTTGCACTGCCTGAACCCCAAAACAGGTTTCCGTTGGCTTCAATCAGGAATCGGTTGACTGAATCTCCAGTTTGAGATGATAGCCACACATCGGCTGTTGCGGAGGCGCGCTGGTTGATAACGGTTCCACTGAGGGTCACATCGTTATCGCTGACAAGGTTGGTAGCGGTAAGCGTCCCTACGATGGTGGTGTTGCCTCCAACTTGCAGCGTGCCGCCATCGCTCTGAAGGAACATCCCAGTTGTTCCACCGTTGTTCACCACCATAATCTCGTTGCTGTCAATGCGTAGGTTTTGACCGCTGCTCGCGCCAATCTGAAATGCGTGACCTGTGCTGCTCAGGCTTGCATCGGTGGTAGAAGTTGCGCGGAACTTGTCTCCCGTGATTGTGTTCGTAGATGATGAGGTGATATCTCCCGCAACCGTGAGATCAGAGTTGGCGGTCACGCCGCCGTCGGCGAGGAGATTAATCTCGCCCGTATTCGCGTCAAGGACGATCTGCCCGCGATCTGGCATCGTGAAGTCCTCCACCCCGACGAAAATCTGCGCGTTATCCGCTCCGACAAAATCGGACTTTCCGCTCACAATTTGGATCGTCCCGTTAAACTGCTGAATATGACCCGCCGCGAAGTCGTCGGGCGAGACATCCTCGTTAATCAACACCGTAGAGTTGCCGCGCTCAAGCCCGATATCAACGATGTCAATTGAGCGGAACCCAACTTCGTAGAACCCCGTCCCTCCCGCCGCCGTCGCCCTGAATACGACTTTCGTTTTAATATATTCCGCACCAGCGGGCGCGGCGTGTTGTGGAAGTAGAAACCCTGGCTGACCGTCAAAAGTCGCGTAGAGCGAAGAAGGTTCGCCCGAAGAGTCCTCCCACGGTACTTCCGCGGTTGCTAAGGTGGTGCCGAGGACGGTTTCCTGATCGTTTCCGAGAAACTCAAATGAAACCTTTACCTTTACTCCCGTTCCCGCGGAGCTATTCCCTGAAAAAGTGGCAAAGGGGAGAAATGCGTTCCCCACTCCGCCTGTCGCGCCAAGAGGCTCCACCCTGCTTAGGGTGGCGGTTCCGCTCGTGATCGCCGTCCCGACGAGAATCCTTACCGTTCGGTTATCGTTTACGAACGCATTATCCGTCGCCACGATTGCCCTAAATGCCGTCCCCGAGGAGTTGTCCCATGTGAAATAAGGGAGCGCGTTCTCCTCGCTGATGTCGGCGCTTGGGTCGTCAGGCGCAACGGCGAAATCACCGTTTGTGATTCCACCGTGAATTGAGCGGAGCGCGCTTGATCCGAATAGGATCGCCTTCTCACCATCGCTGCTCGTGCTTAGGAGCGGCGCACCCTGCTCGCTGTTTACGCCGCCCTCGTAGCCTCCAAGCCCAGTTAGGTCTGTGCCGTATTTGTTTGCCATGTTTTATCCCCCAACTTTGGTAAGCAATGCGGTCAGCGCAGACCTCTTGGCAAACTCGCATTGTACCTCAACACGAAGTTGATAGCTTCCTCCCTGCTCAAATGAATAGCTGACGCTTGCGACTCGGAGGATTTCATTAAGATCAAGCGGGGCAGCTGTTACTTTTACAAACTGATTTGGCAGCCAGGCTGTCACCAGCGCCCCAGCCGAGCTGTAGCCCTGGACAAGCCCAAACTCCCAGTCTGGGTCGCTCAACTGAGACAAGTTTGCGCCAGAAACAGTAAAGGAGACCGTTCGCACTGGCTTGGATCGCACTTGCATTGTGCCCTTCGTTAGATTTTGGATTTTTGTAGTCCTTGCCCCAAACCCGACTGACTTGACCTTTGGCGCGCTGAACACCTCCTGCGGGATTGGTCCAGTCCTTGCGGTAAGACCCGATCCCCTGTTTGGCGCAGTCCCAGTATAGGAGCGGAAGTATGGCTCGTTTGTGATCGGCTTGGCGTTTCCATCGCGGTCTGCGCGTGAGTCTGCCGCTTGCACAAAGATTGCCTTTGTAACCTGGTCATGATCAAGAGTTACCGAAAGCGCGTCTACCAGTATTCTTGTTGCTGTTCCAGCCGCGCCGACACGAAAGTCTGAATCGTTGATCACAATTTCTGCTGGAGCTGTTGCCGTACCTGGCACGACGATTGGACCATAGTTTAGGCGCGCAGCCCCATCAACATAGAACTGGTACGGCAACCCCGTTTTGCCGCTGACCTCCTCTGCGATTGACGAAAGCGCACTTGTCAGCGTGCATGGCTTAAACTCAAGAGACCCAATTGTTTGCGCGGTTCCACCAAAAACTGCCCTGTTGCCACTAATATCGCTTGTGTTCAAAATTTGACGAGTGGTTGCGTCATTGACCTGATTGTGAATTCTCTCCAGCAACTTGTTGATGTGGGCACGGTCAGTCATAGCGTCCCCGCCCTGCTTGAACGACCCAACCGTCTGATAAATGTCTGTGCCAGTGTATGACTTCCTGACGAGGGTTTTGCCGAGCCAGCCGTCAGCATCAGCAACTGTTACAGAAGCCCTGGTGCCAAAGCCGCTTGGTTGCAGCCTGGACTCAATGCTGGTGATATATCCCAGAAACAGCGCCGTACCCGCAGAATGACGGGTGTCAAAAAATTGAACACGAGCGTTGTCATTTACCGACCCCGACTTCCACCACGGTCCCCCAGCTGGGGTTTCGGTTTGGACAACATCAAAGTTCATGCTGCCGTTACCGTCCGCGCTCACCGTTGCGCTGAAGCTGTCCAGGTCAACGAAAGGGGCGGTTCCATTTGCGGAGTCTCGGATGGTAAACAAGTTTGCCGTTCCCCCTCCAACTCCAGCAATCGTTAGCGAGTATGGGTTTGCCACGCCCTATCTCCTGGGGTTGGGGTCAAGGGCGCCAAGGTATGACGCGGCGGTCTGACCGACAACCTTTTTATCTAGAACAATTTTAGTCTCAACGGTCGTTCTGGAGTTGCTGTTTGTTCTCTGGAAATCTGGGGTGGTCGCAGCCATGTTCATACGAGCTTTGAGCTGCGCGGGCGTCCCCCCGATGCCAGCTTGAGCCGCAGCCATCCGATCCTGGTTTTTCTTTTCGTTGTCGCCGCCAAATATCCCAGAAAGGATGCCGCCAATGCCCTGGGCAATGCCGCTTGCAAGCTTGAGAAAGAGTCCAAACGGGCTGTTCATAATCGCCTCGCCAACTCCGCCAACAAACTTCCCGAAAAGATCAAATGCAGTGCTGAGAGCCCCGCCAATAAATCCCGCGATGTCGCCTAGGACCTTAAAGAGACCGTCTACGATTTTCCTAAAGTCCTCGGAGGCAATATATGCAGCTGCAAACATTCCGATAAGAGCTGCAATTGCCAAGACCACTAGCGAAATCGGGTTAAGACTCATGACGATATTTAGGGCGGCTTGGGCAGCTGTAAAAACCCCCGTAATTGCCGCTCCAACGGTCTGTACGGCTCGCAAAACCCCAAGGGCGGCACTGTATGCCATCAACGCAACTTTGACGCCCACAATCGCTCCAACGAGCACCTTAAGCGCCATGCCAAACGGACCGTCCAGGAGGGCGACAAACCCTGAGATAGCTGGTCCAACAACATCACTCATAAAGCCAGCCAAGCGGCTTAGCGCGACTTGCAACTGCCACTTGACCATATCCACTACTGGACCTAGGCGGCTCATAAGGACCTTAAAGTTCCAGGACACCTTGTCAATGATCGGTTGAAGCGCTTGCATAACTGGACCGACAACCTTCTTGACCGTAGTCGCCACATCCCCAAAGACTTCTTTGAGCTTGTCAATCACTGGCACAAAGCTGTTTCGGAAAGTCGGGATAACGACGCTTGTAATAAACCCAATCGCTTCTTGCAAAATAGGCATAAAAGCGGTTCCCAGGTCCGCGCTAAGGTTTGCCATAGCCGCCGAGAGGATGCGCTGCTGGTTGGCTAGACCGCCGCTCGTGCGCTCAAAGTCACCCTGTGCAACCGAGGACTGTGCAATGATTTCGGCTTGCGCCGCCAGCACCTTCTGCTGCGGAGTCAAAGCTGTCTTGGTGTTTTTGATAATGCC